CACTTGCCCAGTACCAGAAAGGCCTGAAAGAAGTAAACCAGGAAATCAAGAGCGGCTCCGCGGTTTTGGAAGAGAACATGAAAAAACTGGATGACTCCATCAGCACGCTGGATGCGTCCGCAAAAAAGAATGAATCCTCATTCAAGCTGATGAAGAGCCAGTGGGACAAAAACACCTCATCTGCGAAAAAATTAAAAGATGAGCAGAAGTATCTGACGGAGCAGGGCGAGACGTACCAGAAAAAAGTCGGTCTCGTAAAAGAAGAACTGAAACTGTTGGAAAATGCCGAGGGCGACAACAAAAAGGCGATCGAGGAAAAGAAAGCCGCGCTGAATGAGGCGGAAGCGTCGCTAAATGAATACAAGAGCCGTCTGAAAGAAGTAAACGAGCAGCTGAAATTCGGAAAAGAATCAATTGAGGAATATACAGAAAAAGTCCAGAAAGCTGGGGAAAAGGTCAAGGACGCGGGAAGCGGAATGACGAAAAAGGTGACCGCTCCGATTCTTGCGGCCGGAGCGGCATCTGCCAAAATGGCTATGGATTTTGAGGATTCGGTGGCAAAAGTTTCGACGATTGCTGACGCAACGGAAGTCCCAATGGACGAAATGCAAAAGGCGATCTTGGATCTTTCCAATCAGACAGGAATCTCATCGGAAGAAATTGCACAGAATGTCTATGATTCTATTTCAGCAGGACAGAAAACAGGCGATGCAGTCAATTTCGTTTCGAATTCAACAAAATTGGCAAAAGCAGGCTTCGCGGATGCGGGAGCGGCGCTGGATGTGCTTACAACCATCATGAATGCGTATGGATTGAAAGCATCAGAAGTAACGAATGTTTCTGATATGCTGATTCAGACACAGAATTTGGGCAAAACAACAGTTGCGGATCTTGCCTCATCAATGGGAAAAGTAATCCCGACAGCAAACGCCTACGGAGTAAGCCTGGACGAGCTGTGCGCAGGATACGCTATCATGACGGCAAATGGTGTTGCAACAGCGGAAAGCACAACGTACATGAACGGTATGCTGAATGAGCTTGGAAAATCAGGAACGAACGTATCGAAAACCCTGAAAGAAAAGACGGGAAAGACATTTAAGGAATTGATGGACAGCGGAATGTCATTGTCTGATGTCCTGAAAATAATCAGCGATGCGGCGACGGAAAACAACAAATCGTTTGGTGATATGTGGAGCAGTTCGGAGGCCGGAAAAGCAGGTATGATCCTGCTGGGAGACAGCGCTGAGAATTTTAATGGCGTTTTGGAACAGATGCAGAATAGTGCAGGCGCGACAAATACGGCATTTGAAAAACTGGACACAAACTCCACAAAGATTAAAAAGGCGACGAATGAGCTGAAAAACGATGCTATCGACCTTGGAACTCGCACCGATTATCGAAAATATTGCGGAAAAGATTTCGCAATTTACAGAATGGTTTAACGGGTTGTCGGAATCGGAAAAACAGATGATTATACAGATTGGCCTGATCGTGGCTGCTATTGGTCCGTTGCTTATTGTGCTTGGAACAGTGGTGAGTAGCGGGGCAAAAATAATCGGAGGTATTCCGGTCATAGCAAAAGGCTTATCGGGTCTATTTGGCATCATCGCGGCGAATCCGGTCCTCACAATTATAACGGCAATTGTGATTGCTGTTTTTACACTCTGGACAACCTGCGACGAATTCCGGGAAGGGGTACTCGAAGGGAGTGATATTTTAAAAACGGTACTGACCGCCGGCTATGATTTCTGCGTGGAGCTGGGCGAAGAGAAGCTCGGCCGGATCCAGGATGCCTACGAAAAATACGGAGGCGGAATCACCGGAATCTTGGCAGCGAGCTGGCAGACATGGAAGGAAATATGGTCCACGGGATTTGATGTGATCGACAAGCTGACAGGCGGCAAGCTCACAGGAGTCAAAAATAAATTCTGGAGCAAATTTGAGGAAATCAAAAACGTGGTAAAAAATGCACTAGATGCAGTAAAACGATTTTTTGCCGGCGAATGGCCGACACCAAAAATAAAAATGCCGCATTTCAAAATATCACCGCCGGGATGGTCGATCGGCGATCTAGTAAAAGGAAGCATCCCGAGGTTAAGTGTCAATTGGCACGCGAAAGGCGCGATCCTGAACAGACCGACCGTTATTAATCAGTCAGGAAACACGATCGACGTAGCGGGCGAGGCAGGACCGGAAGCCGTAACACCGATCGAGACACTGAAAAAGTACGTCCGCGAAGAAGTGCGGGCCAACAATGCAGACCTGATAAAAGCGCTTGCTGAGGTCCTTGGAGATCTCGGATTGACGATGGAAAACGTGATTAATCTTGGAGACGAAAGAATCTACCAGAAAGTCGTGAAATTAACCATCAAAGAGCTGAACAGACAGCAGATAAGTAAGCCTGTCTGGAAAGGAGGCTTTGCATGATTGACGATTACGAAGTTATTTTTGCAGGGGTCAGTTCTGCCGACCTCTGCATTTTTGCGGTCAACAGGCCGAACATCCCTGCAGCAGAACGGGACATCGAAACTCTGGAAGTGCCGGGAGTAGATGGGGCTTATCATATCGACAATGGCCGTTACAAGGAGATGACAATCTCGATCGAGATGAACTATATCGGCCCGGAATCGAAATGGCATGAAAAATGGCGGGAAATCAAACGATGGGCGCAGGAGAAAAATGCAGAACTGATCCTGAATGACGATCCAGTGTTTGTGTACCGCGCCTATTATGCAGTTTTAAGCGAAAACAGCAGAGAAAGCCTGCGGGTGGGAAAATTCACGATCACATTCTATTGCTCACCGTATCTGTACGTACGCGGAAGCGATGAATATGAAAAGCCATATCCAATGACGGTATACTGGGGTCACAAAGTAGGCGGCGGAGGATACGTGCTGACAGAAAACGGCCAGAAAGTAGCCACAAAAAGAAAGTTTTTTACACTGACGAATGAGTATGACACCTCGTGCCCCAAAATCAAAATTGAGGGCCACGGAGAGTGCTGGGGACGAATCAACGGAAATGAGCTGCTTGCACAGGTCAATGGAACACTGATCATCGATACGGAAAAAGAAATCACAGTGAATGGACAGGGACAAAATGCGAGCAACAAAATTAAAGGAAATTATGAAGATTTCTATTTGAATCCGGGGGAAAACGTTATTTTGTTTGACTCTGCGTTTGAAATTTCGGTTGCACCGCGTTGGAGGACAAAATGATACAGGTTTACAAGCCAGAAAACAAAAATTATGAAAATAACGGAGACTGCGTGCTACATCCAAAGAAATGCGAACTGACTATGCAGCTTAACGGAGAATGGGACATGGATATTGAGTGCGCGGCAGATGCGCTATATATTGAGTGCCTGAAAGCCGGATCCGTTATCACGGCGCCGACTCCATACGGAGAAAATGAGCAGTTCCGGGTGTATGATGCAGAAAAGGAGATGGGTGGACTTGCCGCAAAGGCACGGCCCATCTTTTTTGATGCATCAAGAGAAACCCATCTGAAAGATGTGCGGCCAACACAGTGCACGGGCACGGAGGCGGCGGAGAAGATCAGCGTTGGAAAATATCGTGTTGTTTCGGACATCACGGATATCAATACCGCGTACTACGTCAGGAAGAATTTGATCGAGGCGTTGCTGTCTGATGATGAAAACAGTTTTATCAGCAGATGGGGCGGAGAACCTATTTTCCAGAATTATATGTGCCAGATGAAGAAAAGGGCCGGAGGAGATTACGGAGCAGAAGTGCGGCTTGGATTTAACATGAGCTCCGTCAAGGCGAAAGTAAACATGGATAACGTGGTTACCAGAATCATTCCGGAAAGCTACAACGGGTACACGTTGCCAGATGATAGTTATTATGTGGACAGTCCAAATATTGGAAAATATCCGATTGCCTACACAAAAGTTGCGCAGTATGAAGATGTGAAGCTACAGGCGGATTGCAGAACCGATGAAACGGGATACGCAACACTGGAAGATCTGCAGAAAGCATTACGGGAAAAAGCGAAAGCAGATTTTGAGGCAGGATGCGACCTACCGGAAATCACATATGAAGTGGACCTTATCAACATCGAAAACACAATTGAGTATGCAGATGTGGAGAATCTTGTGAAAATCGGTCTCGGAGATTACGTGAAAGTGGAGAACAAAGATCTGCAGATATCAACAAGGGAACGTGCTGTGAGCGTGGTGTGGGACTGTAT